CGAGTTTCCCCTTGCCCGAGCAGGCGCCGCAGGGGGCGTCCAGCCCCGCCGCATTGAGTGTGCGACCGCTGCCCCTGCAGTCCGGGCAGTCAATCAGCGTCTCGTCGGCCAGGGTTTCGACGCCCACGAAGCCGCGCCCATTGCATGGCGGGCAGGCCGGCAGCATGTAGGTCTTGAATGCCGCCATCGCGATAGCGCGCAGCTTTTGCGGCGTCATCAGCCAGTGTCGTTTCGCAGCCAATATCCGGACAATCTTCTCCGTCGCCCGGTAAGCCCCGATGATCGTGTCGGGGTGCTGGGTCAGCCCGGCATCGAGCAAAGCCGATCCGGTCGGGTGATGAATCCCCGCCGCGCCGAGCGCTGCCACGTAATCCACGTCGCAGCGTGTCGGACGATGCGACAGGTCGGACGATGTTTTCGCCTCGGCCAGCCGTTCAAGCACGGAACGCTCATCCATTTCTGCCCCTTTCGGCCCATGTGCTGATTGCCTCGGCGGCTTTCACACTCAGCTTTTTTGACGACCGCAGCCGCCTCTCAAGGGCCGGGCTGTATGGGGTCGCGTCCAGCACCCGACGGTATCCGTATGACGTGCCGCGCAGCCCGACGTACTCGCCCTGGACGCGCGCAAACAGCACCTCGGGATGGTCGCAGCGGCCTTCCTCGATCATCAGCGCCTGGAAGCGGTGCGTGCAGTCTGTGCAGGGTGACTCGGCACCGGCCCGCAGCTGCGACCACTCGGACCACTCCCCGCGCTCAAAACAGGCCGGCTTTGTCATTTTTGACGACCACGGCGCACTAGACATAGGGGAACACCTTTTTCAGCCACGCCATTCGCTTGGCCTCTTCTGGCGACAGGGAAAACTGCGCACAATTGCGCGGCCACAACACCGACACCCACGCGCCCGGCATGGGACGGATCGCACACGCGGAATAGCCGGCACGCAGCATCTGCATATCGCTCGGGGATGGAGATTGCGGACGCGTCGAATGCCGGCAGGCGATACACTGGACTTTCACCGCACGCATCGCGCCTCCTCCGGGTCTGAGTGCGCGCGCCTCATACAACCATCAATCTTCCCGTTTCAAAAAGCCACGCCATCGTCTTGACGTGCGCCCGGCGCCATGTGTCCATGCGCTCTTCCTTGTCCATCTTCGATCCTTGATCCAGCTCCGAGTGACAGTGGCCACACATCGCAGCAATAGCCCAGTCGTGAGCCTTGATGCTCATTCCCTTGCCGTACTCACTCCAATTCGCGTGAGCCATTACCACGTCGCCGCTATTCGAGCGACCGCAGCACATGCACGCGGGAGCGTCATTGGCGTAGCGGAGAAGCTTGGGGGAGCGGTAATTAGCCATTACTCGTACCTCAAAAGCTCTTCCACAACCCGATCCACTTCCTCGATTGATCCATATCCCGCCTGACGCATTACGCGCTTCCAGACCACATTCAGCACGGACTTATAGACCAGCTCGAAGCGATCTTCTGACATGCTCGCGAATGAAAGGGATTCCGCTTCCAATCTCACTTCGCCGCGCACGTTGTAGGTCGCTTTGTAAAAACCTGACAGGATGGTGATGTCCTTGCGGAAGCCGTCGAAGGACTTTTGCACCTGCGCGCCTTTGTATTCCAGGGTGTCGCCTGGATCCCATACGTCAAAGGCCAGCTTGAAGAGGCTAAAAGCCTTCTTTAAGAACTTGTAATTTCTTGCGAATTTCACTTCCGCAGAAACGTACGAGCCTGACTTGATCTTTCGTAGCATTTCCGCAGCATCTTCTGATGCCGGAATCAAAGATCCGCTTGGCGACTTGATCATCTCAATCTTCACGGCGAAAACTCCATATAAGCCCGGGATGCATCTTCTGCCGTTCTAAACAAACCCAAGTAGTAGCTCTGCCCATTAACTCGCTTGTTTGCCGCAAACTTTCCAGACGGCCTTAGGTCAACTCCTCTAGGCAGGGTTCTTGGCTTTCTCGGAACGACCGAGGCAGGGATCGCTTCACAGTCATCCCCTGGGAAGTTAAGGCGCGCAAATTCCCCGAAATGAGCCTTGGCGGCTTGATCGTATCTGCGAGCTGCAGCCTCTTCTATTTGAAAGCTCCCCATCGCGAGCTTTTTCCCATTAACCACAACATGAGCCTTCCAGCATCCGTGGGACTTGTCCCACTGCACGCCCTTGAAGATTGATGTTTTACGGGTTATGCGTCGATTTTGTTGGTTTTGAGCGACGGAGCACGGACGTAGGTTTTTCTTCTGGTTGTTCAGCCCGTTACCATCCGCATGATCTATATCAAAAGATCCATTGATGCCGAGAACTTGCTGATGCATCCGAATAGTCGTCTTTTTCCCATCCGGCTTCCGGAAGCACCGACTGGCGTAAAACGTGGCGCTCCGTTTCTCCGCAGACCATTTCCACTGGTTAAGGAATTCAAAATCCTCGTCGTCTACTTCTGCATAGACTCCTTGATAGGTACGAGTACTAACATCAATCAGCTTCATCGTCAGCGTCCGTTTTTTGTCTCAATTTCGCCCGTACCGGCTGGCCGACTTTGAGCGAGGCAATCAGATTGCGGCTGTCGTCATCGGCGGGGGCCAGCGCCCCGGATGGGGTGCGGACAAGCAAAGCCTCAGCCATTTTGCTGCGGAACCATTGCGGACAAACTCCGGGTTTTGTGCTACCCGGAATTTGTCCTATTTGCCATTATTGAACAAGCGGAGTCACGCAAAATAATTCCAATCGCCACTCCCTAATCGTAGGCCCCCAATCTTTTGCGCTGCGACCGTCCCTCTGACGCCTGCGCCCATGCCCCGCTAAATGACTCGAAGCGGGCATATTCCCCGACGAAAGTCATCGGCACAAATCCGCCCGACTTTCCCTGCCGCACCTTCAGCATCCCGATTTCCGCGCAGCCGGCATACTGACTGTCCGGGTTATAGACCTCATCCCGATAGATCGACATGATGATGTCTGCGTCCTGCTCAATGGCGCCAGAGTCCCGCAGGTCCGACATCATCGGGCGCTTATTCGGCCTCTGCTCAAGGCCTCGGTTGAGTTGCGACAGCGCCACCACCGGAACCTTCATCTCCTTCGCCATCTGCTTCAGGCCCCGGCTGATCTGCTCAATCTCCGAGTTGCGGTTAGCCCCCTCCCCGGTCATGAGTTGCAGGTAATCGACGAACACCGCGCCCAATCTGCCCGCCCTGCGCTTGACCTGACGCGCCTTGTTGCGCACGTCCATCAGCGTCAATGCCGGCTGTTCGTCGAGATACAGCGGCGCGTTTTGGAGAACACTCATCGCGTGAGACGCGCGGCTCCAGTCCTCATCGCTCAATTGCCCGCCGACGATCTTGCCCAGCGAAACCCGGCTTTGCAGGGAAAGAATGCGGTCGGCCAGGTCCGATTCTTCCATCTCCTGCGAGCAAAACAGCGTGGGCACCCCGCTCGTTGCGCAGTGCGCCGCAATCTCAAGCGCCAGCGACGTTTTCCCCATCGCCGGCCTCGCCGCCAGCAAGATCAACTGCCCCGCGCGCATCCCGCCAGACAGCCGATCATCCAGATCCGGGAAGCCCGTCGAGATGCCACGTTCCGTACCCTCCGCTCGCCGTTCCAGGCGATCTATGTGCCGCACCAGCACATCCGCCATCGCCTGCGGCTCGACTTTCGCCGATCCTTTGTCCGCAATGCTCGCGAACGACGCCTGAGCGTGGTCCAGCTTCTCGATTGCGCTCAGGTCCGGCCGGATGGCGCAATCCTGCACCTCCCCGGCCGTCGCGATGATGCGACGCAGCAGCGCACGCTCCTGGATGATTTCGGCGTGGCGGCCGGCTACTGCGGTCGATGGCACCGCGTTAGCCATGTCGCCAAGGTAGGACAAGCCCCCGCATTGCTCGGCCAGCCCCGCATGCTCCAACGCATCGAACAGGGACACCACATCAACGGGCTTCCCCGCCGCCGACAGCCGGCGCACGGCGCGAAAAATCTCCCGGTGATCGTCGCGGTAAAAGTCTTCGGCAGAGAGGGCGCCGATGGCGTCCAGGGTGTCGCTACTGAGCATCAGCGACCCCAGAACGGACTGTTCCGCATCGATGCTGTAGAGGGCTACGCTCATGCCACCTCCCTCATCTCACGGTCGGCCTGGGTGCCGACGGTCGTCAGCCGATACGACTGGTCGCGGTCAGACCATACCCAAAGTCCCATCCAATTTTCCTTGACGGCCCGCAGAAACACCCGGCGCCAGTCCGTGTAGCGCTTTCGCTTGGCCTTCTCGTCGGTCTGGTAGCGGCGACGGAAGCACAGCCACGCCAGTTCTACCCACTCGGTCGGCAGGCAAACGGTTTCCGCGTATTCCCACACCGAGGCGTACTCGGAGATCGCCTTTTCGCCAGACGCCCGGATTTCAGCGATCCATGCGGAAAAGGTCTTGCCTTTGGCTTTCGCCTTGGCGGGGGTGGCTTCCTGAGCGTCAGCGAAGGAAGGGGGGTACTCTTTTGTAGACGGAGACGGAGACGGAGACGGTGCACAGCTATTTCCGGTCGCAAGCATGCTTGTAGCAGAACGCAGCATGCTATTTTCTGCTTGCAGCATGCTTGTAGCAGGATCAAGCAGGCTGTTAGCATCCTGCTTCCTGCTATCTGCAAATTTGGCAGCAAGCTCCGGGTAGGCATCAGCAGCCCCATCTCGTCCGTGATGCTTGCAAGCAGCCATCCATCGCGCTTTCTCTGCGCGTGACTCATGCCCGGCCGCCCACGGGTTATGCTCCGCCCAATCATGCACACAGAACGACCCCGGCTCGCCGTCGAGAAATCCAACGTCGCACAGCGCACGCACGAACACCCCTTCTTCGCCAGGCCAATCCACCGCAATCTCAATGTCGTCCGCATCAAGCCCGGACAGGTCGCCATTCGGCCGGTTGGAGGCTACCCACAAAAAAAGGCACACCAGACGCCACCCCGCGCCATCGCCCATCTTGCGGATCAGCTTTTTTGTCTTGGGATGAGAAGGCAGCGCCGTACAAATTCGCGCATCAATCATTTGGCGCCCCCATCGTTGCTTGACCGTTGCAAGGCATGTTGATAGATTCTTGAATCATTGATGGCTCCCTATAAGCCGTTGGTCACGCCCCGGATCGTTCGCGCGATGCCGGGGCTTCTTTTTTCTAGCGTGTCGCGCACAAAATCACGACAGACACGCCAGTTCCTGCAAACTCGTTGTCAAACACCCTCGACCACTCCAAGGCAAGGCCGGGCAGCAGATCCTTCCTCTTTGCGCTCGCCGGCAAGACCGCCACCAGCCGCCCGCCATCAGCCAGCATCCCGGCTGCGTGCTCAAGGTGCGCCTGCCAACGGCCATCACTGAACGGCGGGTTCATTACGATTCGGTCAAACGGGCCAATCTCGCCAGACACGCACAGGAAGTCGCGACACACCACGCGATACCCCTTCCCTTCAAGCACCTTGCAATGCAGTGCGCTCACCTCAACGCACAGAGTGCGATCCTTCGGCATGTAGTCAGCCAGCCCGCCGGTTCCTGCGCTCGGCTCAATGCAGGCGTGCTCCGGCCCAATCTGCGCCATTTCCACGGCCGCCTCAGCAACGACAGCCGGTGTCGGGTAATACTGGTGCGTCTTCTGGTCGGGCAAGCAGCCGGAAGCAACCACTTCCTTGATCGCCTCGGACGGGTGGTAGTCGAATGAGTAGTAATGACCGCCTCGGTCGTTTGAAATCTTCACGCCCCCTAGGTAGGCAAGCACACGGTCAACTTCGCTTACAACGAAGGAGTCGTTGGGGGCGTTGTGCCGAAACTGCACCGCATTCATCAGTGGTTTGCGTAGATACTGATTGCGCCACGCGTCCGGCCCCTTGTTCTTGACCATCAGATAGGCAGACTCCATCCCGGCCAGATGCTCGACCACGGCAAACGGAAGCGGGCGCTTCATCAATGGGATGTCCTTCGGCTTGCGCTTGGGCTTCTGCCGAAACTCCGGCGGGATTGCCGCCGGGTAGAGCTGGTGCAGCACACAGTTCAGGCGCCATGCCATATCAGGATGCACCTCAAGGTGAGCGGTCCCGCACTTATAGGCGCGCAGGCGGATTGCCCCGCCGTCCAGCGTCACCCACTCGCCGCGCCGCTCGCGCCTTGCGAAATCCACGACAGAGTCCGAGGCGTGCCGGCTCGGCTCGTCCCGGCCCATGAATTTAGCGATCACGCAGCGCAGGTCGTTAATGAACCCCACCCGGTCGCTGTTAGAGGTGCCATAGCCCGTAACGAGATTCGCGACGATCATGCGCTTCCCAAACGCGGCCGGGCTGTTCGTAACGTGCTCGCCAGACAGCGCGCGAAAGATGCCGTCAACTCGCTCCGCCAAGAACCGGGAACGACTGTTCAGCAGTTCGAGCAGAGTAGAACGAACCGTCTCCTCCTCGAAGTCTGGGAGCGGCGGCAGCTCAGTCTCCCCGCTGTGCTTGCTTGCCTTTCTCCCCTCCGGGCACCGGATCTGCTCATTCCACTGACTGCGCCGGGCTTGCGGCATGGCGTCATAGACATCGGTCAGGCTCAAGGCTTTCGACCAGTACGATGCGTTCAATGACGCGACCGCGCCCGCCTCTCTAAACGCCTGATCCACGGCCGAAGAAAGCGAAGCCCTGCCCCGGTCTTCATTCGCATTGCCGGTGACAAAATGGCTCCACACAGCCCGAAAATCCGCACCGTTCGCAAGTGCCGCAATACTGGTAATGCGCTGGCGATCGCGGCGATACTCGGCCACCATGCCATGCACCATGTCAGTAGATGCCGGCGGGAAGAATTCTTCCGCAAAATCCGGCACCGCAAAGTCGATTACATCAACTGCCCCCATTTCAGCTCCTGGATTTTCTACTTCACGCCGTAACACAACATCGCCGCATCCCTGGCGTGTTCGTTCGTGCGCTTCGTCCATCCCGTGATCCGGGCAAACTTCGCCGCGTCCCACTTCGTATTGCCCACAGCAGGCTTTACAGCCTTGTAGGGGATGCCACGGTCACGCAGGAAGGTCTCCCATACCCCGCAGTCCCGTTTGATGCTGCCGGCGCCTTGGAGTGATTCGCGGCCCTTCTGTGCAAACCACGTGCGCAGCCTCGCGTCTTCAAATCGGACTTCCATGTCCGCGCCGTCGTCCTTCATCGCGTCCAGCCGGTCGAACGCCTCAACGATGTTCAGGCACGAGACATCGAGCAGCCATTGAGCCTTCTTGTCCCACACTGCAAACCCGGTATTCACTCCGGGGTCGATGCCGATCACGAGACTCAATGCAGCACCTCTTGATCGCCGTCATCGCCCTCGATGATGTCCATCATCTGATCCATGCTCTCCTCGGTCAGCTCCTCTTCGCAGACGCGGAACATGGCGATGGTCACGTTGGCAATGACGGTTCCCCGGTCAGCACCATCAAGCCCCTGCAGCCCGGCATTGATGGCGTCGGAAATGGCGGAAATGGCGGATTCAACCTTGTCGCGATCAATCATTGGCCTTCCTCGTCCTTCACGTTTTTGTTAAGAAGATCCCTGAGCCTCGACACCTCCGCGCGCAATCGCACACGGTCGGCTTCCAGTCGTTCGATCAAATCAACGGCCCAATCCAGGCCCATGCGGCGCAGGGTTTCGATTCTGGTCATCCGAGAAACACCCTTACAAAAGCACGGCGCCATGCGTAGCCGCGCAAGATGGATACGACGGTAAAGAGCAGTGTGATTTGCAGGTTCTCAGCCACGCTGGTCTGAATGCCCCAAACCGGCTGAACCACGAAATGCCACAGCAGCGACGAGATCACAAAGCCGCTGCCAATGTTGGCGAACTGCTCAACGAGCGACATCATGCGCGACTGCGCGACACGCATTACTTCCGCCTCCACGCCAGAATCAGGCTCTCAACTCCGAGAAAGATCAGACAGATCAAACCGAACGCCACAAAAGGCGAATCGTTAATAAAGTCCCACATCGTCATTGCGCGCCCCCAAGCATTTCCTCAGCCAGCAGCGCGCAGTACGCCGTCAGGTCTTCCAGGCTGTCGCGGTGGGGCTTGTCCGGGTTCTGGAATGCGCGAACCTGCTTCAGTACGGCCATGAACAGCCAGCCTTCGGCGGTCGTCATGTCCCTGCCTGTGATGGCGCAGAATGCCTGCACGGCGCGGGCCATGCTGCGCTCACCTTCCGGATTGTCGTAAGTGGTTGCGCGGGCTTGCATGTGGCCGGCGGCGGCCTCGAGGACGGATCGCGCAGTAACGGGAGCCACGCCGGGGATAGCAGACGTTCCGATGACAGGCATGTATTGAACGATGTCACCGTCGCTTCCGTCGTGGAGCCAGCACCGCGCGTGACTTGCGCCATCCTCGTCATAGCACCCGGCCATGGCGCCATAAAATATCTCGCCATCCCGATGCTTCACATGCACAAGCGCGCCAATCTCCACCGGGCATTCGCCGCCATGCCAGTCAATCCATTTCACCTCATCCACTTCGCCACCTCTTTCCACATCTGCATCCAGAACGTCGGCCACCACAGCGGCGACACATGCACCTGCATCCGCACCGCAGAACCGGGGCGGCTTTCCCGATAGGTCACGACATCAAAAATCTTCACTGTTTGCTCCAATACGCTCTGAAACACGAATAGGCTTTTTGGGGTGTCGAGGCGGGAAGGCCGACACGGGTAAAGCCATTGAAATCCTGCTTGCAATACCAAGCCCCATTCACGCGATAGAGGTGAGGCTTCATGCGGGCGCTCCCATGTCATCGTGCGGAAAATTAGCGGTCGCCATCACCGGGCCGGTTCGGCGGACGAAATAGACTTCGCAGCCGTCGCGGCGACGGACTTGTTCGCAGTGGTATCGCACGTCGCTCCCCATCATGCAGCCGCTGTCATCGCGCAGGGCACAACGTCCGCACGATGTCCGGCCACTCCTGACCGCCACAAATCCCGGCGGCGCGTCGTTCTCGTTCAGGACTTTCATTCCACGTGCCCCCATCGTTTGCGCTGACGAATCAGCCGGATCGTGGTTTCGCAGACGCCCATATCCACGGATAGGGCCAGTGCCTTTTCGGCGTAAGCGCCGTTCGCGTTGCGCTGGCGAATGCGCCTCACTTGATCTTCGGCAAGCTTGGAGCGCCCGTTTTGCTCACCCTTTCCCTGGTAAGGGGTCAGCCATGCAATCGCACTCACCGGATACCCCACCACGCCAGCCAAACCCGGAAAGGCCACCCCCATGCGCTGATGGCCACTGCGCACAGCCCTGCACGGGCATGATGAGCGATGCGCCACGCGCGCAGATCAATGATTTCGGCGGTCATTCCACGTGCCTCCACGTCCGGCGGTGGCGAATGTCATACACCGTGCCCTCACCGATCCCGAACATCTGCTGACACAGCTTCGGAGCGAGCAGGTAGTCGCCGTCCTGAGTGGCGCGAATCTGCCTCACGATGTCCTCGGTTACCTGCGCCGGGGCTTTTTTGGTGTTGATGCGCTTCTCGCGCTTCTCCACATCGAATGTCGATGCAGTCGAAATCGGCTGGGTTCCGTAGCAGAACCTCGCTTTGTTCTGCTTGCCGGCCGGCGCGTCATCTGCCGGGCCAACGATCCGCCGATAAGCAGAAGTCAGGCAGCGGCCGGTATCTTCCCGGTAGAGGGTGCCCGTCACCTTGTCGGCGAGATAGACACTGGACCACCCCTTGATGCGCACCCGCACACAGCGCACCACCGTTTCCACGCCATCAAAATCCGAATGCACGCGGAACGGATCTGCCTCGCTTGAGGTAATCATGCGCATCGACGCTTCGGACAGGCATCGCGCCTCGCCGTACAGGCGGAGATTTTCGACAATCATTTCGGCCCCCGCATCGGCTGCTGCGCCCGCGAGAGCGTCATCTGCTCCTGTGCCGCAATAGCGGCCGATTGCTCCGGCGTGCGGTGCCAGATACAACCCTGGTGCATCGGGATTTGCAGCGTGCAGCGGTCGTGATGATCGCTGCCGACGGAGCGTTCTTCGAGCCGGGCGCATCGCGGCGCGCGGCAACCCTCGGGGGAACGGTTGGGATGGGTGTAGCTCATGCTTCGCGCTCCACCCAAAAGCCGCCCGGCACGCTGACGAAATGAAACTTCTTGCCATAGCGCCGCGCATGGGCACAAGCGGACACTTTGATGCGCGGCAGGTGTTCGCTCTGCCAATCGGCGGGCTTCATTTCGAGACGCTCGCCGACGCGCAGATCGGCAAACGGGTATTTGCTCTGGCCATTCATGACCACACCCCCACCAGAAAGCCCACGGCACCCAGCACGGTGATCGCGCCGACCCCGAAAATCCCGCAGATCGCGACAAACTCCCACAGCGGGCAGGTGTCGGTATCCGGTTGCGGATGCGCCCGACGCGGCGCAGGCTGGCTGTCGTAATCGACGCTCAGGTCTTTCCACTGAATCCCGGTCCGCGCGCGATGCCGTGAGAGTCTCGCGATGTAGTCGTCGGGATCGACGGCATGCAGCTGATCGATGTCGCCGTACTCGGCGCTGGCTTGTTCGTTGTTCATGCGTCCTCCTATTTCCCGCAACACGCGCGGCAGCGGGATTTGCCGCTATCAAACTGGGTATGGGTACGACGGCGCTTGCAGCACGGGCAGGTCTGCATCCTCGGGATGACAAACACCGTCATGCTCGCCGTCGCGTTGCGGTACGCCTGCACGGCGGTCGCCGCGTTGGGCCGGACTTCAGACGTGCGGGGGCGCATCAGGCCGCGTCCCTGGCGAGCATCACGCGCAGCATTGCAATCGCAGCGCGGGCTTCGTCCTGGGAGATTTCCCGGCCCGCATCCCGCACAGACAGTTCGCCGCGCAGGGCTTGCAGCAAGTCAGACGCCGCTTCATCGACGCCCGATTCGTTGGGGTGGCCGAGCACGCCGGAAACCGCATCCAGCCAGTGCAGCACCTCGGCAAGACTCACCAGCCCCTGACCGGACAGGAAGCGGCTCACCCAGCTCTTGTCGTGGCCGGTAGCGCGGCCGATGGCGGCATAACCTACGTCCGCCGAGGCGCGCAGCAGAAAAGCATGGTTGGCGCGGGCGCTGTGCGTCGTCGGCATCGTTGCATCGCCGTTGCGGAACAGCGCCGGGCATTCGGATAGATTGGATGATGGGTGCATGGCTGAATGGATGGGAAATGGATTACTCGGGGGTCACGTCGGATAAGGCGAATACGTCTTCAAGCGTCAAGGAGTGCCCGTATCGCCGGGCAAGGGCTACCACCTGCCGACCCACATCCAGACTTGGGTCGTTGCGGCCGTTCTCGTAGTGCGAAACGTTGCTCTGCGAGACTCCAATCGCTTCAGCAAAATCAACTTGCTGAAGACCGATCCGCTTTCTGATTGAAAGGATATTGTTCATGGTTGATATATTAGCGCCGCTACATTTTAAAGGCAAGCCATTCCTACATGGAACAGTAGCGCCAGGGTTACGCGCTAGTTGCAGGGATTTTTACCTTGGCGACAATCTCAATATGAGGGAAGCGGACAAAAAGAAGGCCAAGCTGACGCCGGAGCACGTGGAAGAGTCCAGACGGCTCAGGCGCATCTATGATGATTGCAAAGCGCGGCTCGGCCGTGACATGCTGTCTCAAGCGGAGATTGGGTCGGAGTTCAAGATCGGCAATCAGAGCATGGTGGGGCACCTTCTGGCCGGAAGGTCGGCCCTCACGCTCGAATCTGCGGTAGCTTTTGCTAAGGCCCTGTCTTGCAAGGTAGAAGACTTCAGCCCGCGACTGGCAGAGAAACAGAAAGAACTTGCATCGTCCCCACGCAACGACGCAGGCTATTCCGGCAGTGCGCGCGAAGTGGCGCAAGCCATCGCGCTATCGATTCAGGGCATCGCCGACAAGTGGGGCATCCAAGACGCTCGCGACCTGCTAGACCCCTCACCAGAGGCCCGGTCGCGCGTCGAACATGCGATTGCTACCGCAGGATTTAAAGCTGTCGCAGCCAAGCCCGTATTGAAGCATATGGACGACGACAGGCCGGGTTCGACTAGGGCTCGCTCAGGATCGAATTGAACATCTTGGCGCACGCCTTGAGCGCCATCCCGCTGTTATCCATGCACAGGCCACCAAGATACGATGATACCGACCGATCCCGCCTCACCACGGCCACCGCAACGCCAATCAGATCACCCCTGTCGGCTTTGTCGGCAAGTTGCCTCAGCGCGGCGGCGGTCAATTCAGAGCCATCGTTTCTGACGATTTTAACGTGTTTCATTTTTGTTGAAAAATATTGTTGTTGAACGCCAATTAAACAACATCTGAAACAAATTTTCATATATCGAAAGCAATAGACGCAGCCTTGTGCAACGCGGTCGTGTTAGAAAAATCACGAACAACGACCGCTCAAAAACCTTTTTTGTCACCGAGATGCTTCCGGAAATGAAAGCTCGCGCATGGCGAAACGGCCCGGTTTTGAAAGTTCTGCGGCGCTTGATGTTTTTTTCTTGCGCCGTGATGTTTTCGGCCTACTCCGTTGCTGCAAACGCCCAATGGAACACGAAAAAAGACACGGGCGGCGCGAACATCACCACATCGTCCGAGTCGGGCGGAATGCTTGGTGCTATATGCCTGCTGCGCTCAGGGCGCTGTCAGTGGGCAGTCGTCGTGCCGGAGGCGGATTGCAAGGTCGGCTCGCGCGTGCCGGTATCCATCAGCGGCCAATATGGCGCCCTCGTCGTGAGCGCCGAGTGCAACAGCCTGCCGTTGATCGAGAGGATGCCCGGAGCGGGTCGGATGCTGTTTATTGATGCGCCAAGCCGCTTGATCGAGTCGGCAGTTTCGACGCAAGACACCACCTTCAACGTGCGCACCTCAAACGGGAAATTCGTTCAGCACGAGTTCAAAAGCCAGGGATCGGAAGCGGCACTCAACGAGGTCGGCAACTGGATGCGAACCCTCTATAACCAGGAGAAAACCCAATGAAGCACATCGCCACCTTGATCGCCATCATCGCCGCATCGCCGGCCTTCGCACAGACCGTCGTCAATGGCTACTACCGTGGCGACGGCACATACGTTGCGCCGCACATCCGATCGGCGCCAAACGGCTTTCAGGCCGACAACTACAACGCACAGGGCAACATCAACCCCAACACCGGAGCGCGCGGCTACCAGCGGCACGAATACAGCAACCCTCCGGCCGTCCAGGCACCGCAGCCTATCCGTTACCCCGATCCGTATCAGCGGCGGTGATCCGCTTGAACGGCTTGTGCGCACACAGGACCGCCGACAAATCACGCTGCGCGCGCCGAGCGCCCTTGCGGTTACGGAAAGCACGGCCGCGACTCACGGCTTGACCCCGCTCACCTGCCGGTCGTTGTTGTAGCGCCCACGCGCCGCATAGCTGCGATCCAGCGGCACCGGGCGGGCGTGACGGTGGAACAGGACTTGCCCGATGCGCATGCCGCGCGTCAGTCGAATGTGATGGTGGCGCAGCACATTATGCAGTTCCAGCGTCAGCACGCTACCGTGCCATCCTGGGTCTGCGTGGCTCGCCATCAGGTGATTGAGCCCCGACCGTGCGCCGCTCGACTTCATGCGGAACTCGCCAGTCAGATCCAGCGGTAGATGGAACACCTCCACCGTAGCGGCCAGCACAAAACCACCCGGAGGCAGCAGATACGGGCCGTCTTTGCTCAGGTCGTGAGGCACCCCCTTGAACGTCGTCCGCAGATGCGGATCGACAATCCCCGGCTCATGGCGGAACGGCTCGGTGAGCAGCACGTCTCCCAGCCTCACATCGATGGATGACGCGTTGATCTGGTCGGAGGCTTCCAGGCCAGTGATGACGCCAGACTCGACCAGTTCGACTAGATCTAGGTAGGACAGCATGCTCATGTGTTTTCCTTAGCTTCGCTGCCGGATACGGCCATCGAAATTTCGATTTCAAGGCGGGATTCGAGGTCGGATACGCGGGACGCTAGCGCCTCGATGGCGTTCGCAGCCTCAAGCGGCGTCTTGCGGTTCATCAGTTCGTTGAGCTGGATGTCGCCCCATTTTGTTGCTCCTAGAGGGTTACTGTTTGCCTATTTTTGCCTAACCAAGCGGCCAAGCAAAGCCGGCCTTGGGATATTCAGTCGCGCCGGTTGCCGATGGCTTGGTATGCAGCGCCAAGCGCATCAACGGCGGCTTGCACATGCTGGCGAACTTCCGGCGTCGAATTGACGTAGGCGTGCAGCAGCAAGAAGTCTTCAGTCATGCTCGCAAGCAGGCTGCAACGGTCCAGCGACTCGTGAATCGCGAACGGATCAACCGTGCCGCGATAGGTGTAGCCGGATTCCATCATCGCCTTGGCCTTGGCTTTCAGCGCCGGGATGCCGGGGCTTTTCTTCGCCAGCGTCGCCAGTTCGTCAGGCACTTCAACATGTGCGTGGTCGGCAACCCATCCGCTCTTGCCGGTGTTGATGCCCAGCAGCTTTGCCTCTGGCACTGTCAGGGCGTTTGCATTGACGCCTCGCAGCTTCAGGTATTCGTTCAGGTACATGGATGCTCCTATCTGTATTAACTGCCTAGTGTCAGGCAAAGGCCTCCCCCTTCCCACGAGAAGGGAAAAGGAAGGGTGTCAGGCCCGTTAAACGGGAAGTCGATGCTGTGAATCCTCTCCACAGTCCCCAGGCTTCGACTCTCAGCCAGCCCGCGGTCTTTACGGGGTAGTTGCCCCGGTCTTCGTAGAAGCTACCGCTAGCGGTTAAGGACACCGCCTATTCCCTGCCATGTCACGTAGCTGGCAGCAACGTCCTGTTTCGCCGGTTTGCTCGATGAACTGAGCCGTCTTGCGGGAGAAAACAAAAAAGCCGCTTTGGCCTACCCCCTGGTGGAGCTGCCTCTAGCCGGAGCTGGAGACACAGGGGGTAGATCAAAGCGGCTTCATCACATCGGGCTCCACCCCGACATGCTTCGCATTCTACCCGAGCATCGACAAAATTAGTAGCGCCGCTAAAAATAATTGTTGACCTTTGGTGATTAGTGTCGCTACTATTCACTCCATCGACACCGCACGTGTCCCGCTCCTTAGAAACGCCGTCCTTCGGGATCGCTACAACCTGTCAAACAAAGCACCTCGCGCCAGCAGACCGCATCGGGCTATCCGATCCGCACACCTGGCGAAACCCGGCGAAGCAGCACAGACCCCGGCATGCGACGAGGAACCGCGTGAGTAGCGGCAACACACAAAAACTCCAAACGGATCGCAGACGAATAGGCGTGGGCATGGAGCCCCGCTGATGACGCGCCTGCAAACGATCTTGCACCGTAAAGGGTGCGCGCTTGGATCGTCGGATGACGACCCTGAGAAAGCCAGATGAGCGGATCAAATCTGGATAACCCGGCCCTTCTCACGAGGGGCCACACGTAGGCGGATGGGTGGATGGATAGCGCCCAGGCAAACGGATCGCGTAGCGCTGCGCACCGCAAGCATAACAGCCGGTTGGATTCCGGCCCGCCTACGTGTGTCACCGCACCAGCCCCATAGCACATGGGCAAGTCCATGACGGGTGCGAAATCCGCCAGCGCAGAAGGATTCTTTCCGCCGCTTCGGAATGTGCTTGTGCGGATGGCTTGCCGGGTGGAACAGGAACCCGGAGCAGACGATGTGCTTGTGTCACCCGGATTGCACATCCGGCCGGGTATTCCCGGGATTTCTCCGCCTGGATTCTCAGCGCTCCCTCGCTGCGAAATCAGGTTAGCCCGAGCCGCAGGGAAATGTGCAGACGCGGATGACTTGCCGGTGGAACAGCAACCTGCGCCAAACACACGGCGGATTGGAAACAGTCCGCCGTGCCTTTTGGCAAACAACTTACAGCAGGAGGACAGCACCATGAGCCGACCAATCCGTTTCTATGGCGACTATCAGCACCGCAATGCGCGGTTCGCCCGCCAGATGCCGCGCGACAGCATCCCGTTCGCAAGCGCCGACGACGCCGACCGGATCATCGGCCGCATCTGCTGCGTCGGGCTGGCCGTCCTCCTTATCGGCAGCGTCATGGGGGTGGTGTGATGGCCGACAAACACACGCCTGAAGCGGATACCAAGGCCGCAAATCTGACCTTGAGCCTTAAGGCAGATAGCGGATACACGGCGGGCGCCGAGTATCGAATCAGCGCCAACCGACATTAAGGGATTGATGGAAGAAAGCGCCGGCGTTTATGGGCTTCATCTGAACGGCGACATGGCGCCGTGGGGCGACCTGGAAGAAGGCGGACGATTTGAGCGTCTTTTGTCCATGTCGAAAGCCCGCGCCGCAATAGCCAAAGTTACCGGAGAACCGCAATGAACGCCCGCGAGATCGACGCCCTTTTCGCCTAAACCCACCGCAGCACAACCAAAAGAAGGAGCACCACATGCAAGAGCAACACCAAGACCCGCTGATCGGCCGCATCTGCATGGTCCGCACGTACAGCGCCGGGGTATTCCTCGGCACGGTCGCAAGTCGCGACGGCAAGGAAGTACGGCTCACCGATGCGCGCCGCATCTGGTACTGGTCCGGAGCGGCGACCCTCTCGCAGCTCGCCACCGATGGGACCAATGACCCCAGCAACTGCAAGTTCCCGGCCCCGGTCGCCGAGGTTTTTTTGACCGAAGCCATCGAGTTCATACCCGCTACGGAGGCCGCGATCAAGTCGATTTCCAAGGTGCCGGCATGGAAGAAGTAGTAACGATCGGCTCCGGCTCCGGCTCCGGCTCCGGCGACGGCTCCGGCGACGGCCCCGGCTACGGCTACGGCGACGGCTCCGGCGACGGCTACGGCTACGGCGACGGCTCCGGCTACGGCTACGGCGACGGCTGCGGCTACGGCTGCGG